GTTCCCTCCCGTCGCTCACGCGACGGCCCACCGAAGGCTCAAACCAACCTTCGGTCGCTGGCCTAGGTGTCCCAAGTGTGAAACAGCACTTGTGACAACCCTGGGAGCCTCCAGAAAATACTGGAGGAGACCAGCGGTAGTTTTGGGCGGGAGTCTTGGTGCCTTCACTTTCTGGTGAAGGCCCCACACTTCCACGACCTGCAGATGAGCATTCCAACGTCTACGAGTAGACGTAGGTAGCTCACCATACAAGTCGGACCACCCAAAACGTCCTGATCCGTGCCTAACGAATGGTATGGTATTACCAACCATACGTCCGGCCGTCTTTTGCAGCCACTGAGCGGTGTGCATATAACCTCGCGATGCGAGATTATGATGGACATCAACAGTGGAGACAACGGATCCAGGACTGGTACGCCGTGGGACATCAAGGACAGATACAGTGGTCACATCGTGGCCGCCGTACGCGTCGACTCCGCAAGATTCGCGAAACTTCCCAGTTTCGAACGTCTTTTTGGAGTTTACCTTCAATCCGAAGGACTTGAGAGATCCCACCATAGTACCCGAGCAGTCAGCGGGGACGATGATATCGTCTCCGAAGACTCGGACCCCTTCCCTCGCAGCAATCTTGAATAACTGGTTGTTGACCTCGAGACCTCGCCTATCGGCGAAGACTCCAAGGCCAATTGCCAGGAAAAGCAAAGATTGAACGGGGAAGGTAGTGGCGTTGCCCATGGTGGAGTACTTCCGCAAGTAGTAATACTTGGGAGAGTACTTGCAAATATCTTGCTCGATCCAAACAGACCGCGAGGCCTGTAAGGCATAGAGGAGGCTTGGTAAGCGTCTGAACAGGCGCTCAACATGCCAACAAGATACAAGATCAGAGGCACTCGACAAATCAATTGTCGCGTGGCTTCCATCACGGGAGGCTTCGAGGGCGAGTTTGCCATTGGGTCCTTGATCATGGAATGTGATCAGAGCCCCAATTGGCGTTTCCCGAACTCGAGAGTACATATAGTCTTTGATTACTTGCTGAACCCACTGATTCGCTACAGGTTCCGCGGCGATAAGCCGAGGAGTTGTAAGAGTCTTTGGAACAGCGTGTAATCGCGCCGGTGGAACCACGTTCCACCGAACGGAGTCTATGTACTCGGAATTGTGCATGTCCTGCAGATAGTTCGCTTTCGCGAACAGATCGTAAGGAAATACACTTTCCAGCCGATCAGACCAATTCTTGAACTCGTACTTATAGCACGAGAAATGTTGGTCTGAAACGGCACCCGGTCCATGCGAAGGCCTCCAATCCTCGGGGTTGAATTCCCCAAGCCATGATGAGATAAGATCAGCAGAGCGCTGAATCTTATCCAGCAGGGCCCATGAAGAGGATGGGAGTCGGGGTGGCAAGTCGAGGTCTAATTCGGCCTGCCTATCGTCGCCAGCAGAACTCGAAAGTTCTCGATAAGAGAGCTCATGAGCACTGTCAGCTTCGAAAGAAAGGTGGTTATCCCAGGAAAGATTTCCACTTTTCACCTCCTGATCGGTCCTGAAGAAATCAAGGATACTGTTACCAGTATCCTTGGTCGATGAGGACATTCGCAACTTTCTGAAAACTCCGAGGAGTTGACGAAGATGGCGTATGGCCTCAAGATCAGGATCGAGCCTAAGAGCACCAGAACGGTCAAACACGCGTAGAAAGAGACCCCGAAATAGTCGTGGGATCACTTCCCCCTTTCTCCCTCCTCCGAAGTGGAAGAGATGAGATTGGGTTAGGCGCGCTTCAGCAAGGCACTTATCAAAGTGCTTCCTGAAAGTAGGCATGGTCGATACGATGAAGTATAGACCATGGCTATTGACCGCAGAGCACAACCGTTTGTAATCACGGTCGAACTCTTTGGTGAGCTCTGGGTACTGTGCCGCGCAGTCGACTAAGATTGCGCGTAGCATACCTAGGGCAAACTCTTCGTAGCTGTTCCGATCTTCCAAGGTCTTTCTCCTTCGGTAGATCTCTACGGCTCGAAGATCCTGACACTCCTGGTTAGGGAATTACGATTCCCAGCCCAGAAGCTTACTCGCAATCCCCCCAGCCTTGACCATGTAGAAAGACATGGCCTCGGAGACATCAATGATGTCCGCGGGGACCCCATTCGGATCATTTCTGATCGTGAATGTGATCTCGGAGAGCGAACCAAGAGGCAAGGCCTCGGTCGGTTTAACAAATCGAGAGAAAGTCACAGTGTGACGATCAAACGGTTGCGAACCCGCCTTGACATTGTCACGTGAATGCCGTACTTTCGCACGGTAAGTCACGGTGGTGTCGTCGAGAAAGTACTCGGACGAATAACCATCCTGGTTGATGAGCGGGAGAGACTTTGCAGTCCCACCCGAACCATCAAGCGTAAGTGTCAGAGAACTACCAAGCATAGAGTTTGTCCTTTCTAGAGGAATAAGCCGTCAACGTCCAAGACGTTGAATGGCCAACGCCCCTAGAACTGACAGCCGAGACATGTCCAAGTAGGGCATGTTTAGGCCAGGAAGAATGAGACTGGAGGACACGATTCGCGTCCTCCGGTTTCGCGTATTCTGCCCAGAGGCGGATATGGACCCATGAACACCGGGCCCATACTCGATCCCACCTGGTCTGATGACACCTTCACATTGAGACATAAAACAGCCATGGCTGTGAGATGCCGGAATGGTGTTAGATTGAGCTAGCGTGAACTTGCCTATGTTGGTAAACCAACCTAGGAGCCACGTCCATGGGATAACATCCCATAGTCCCTTAGCCATCCCCTCGGGTGTAAAGCCGAGAAGAAGGCGACGAGATAGATCATTCCAACGGTGATCGTCAGGATGATAGGGAGGCAAGGTCGTGGGCTTCCATCTAATGGTCCCCCACGATTTCTTGGTCGTTGTAAACGAACCTCGAACATCGAAGTAGCTGCCAATAGGTCCCAAAAGAGGAAACCTATAGTAGCAACTCGAAGTCCTTGTCTCCTCATCAAACTGCAGTCTACGCCTGAGCCCCTTACCGCTATACAACTGCTGCAACTCCTTATTCCTCTTGAGGATATAGGACTGCAGGTTGAGTAGCTTGTGCAGATCGTCAAATAGGGGAAGCCAACCGAACTTCCAAGAGAGATACTGACCGGCCTTATCAGGGTCGGTCCGTAGAGCTCGCTTGGGGTTCGTGAGGACATCTCCCAGCTGACGGAGCTGCTTAGGGATATCTATGAGGTCCTGGATCATAGTAGGTGGAGTGACCATGGGTCGGGACGGATTCGTCCCGGCGACAAGGTCAAGCATCCACCCACTTGGCGCGGGTAGAGGTGTGGTGGTATGAGAACCCTCCACATACTGCCACCCGTGCGGGACCTGCATAAATCGTTCAAGATAACCTAGGAGTCCCCAGACGTCGCCACTAACGGTACAGCCAACAAGCTGTTGATCCGAAGTGAGCGGGGTGTCTGTGAGGGGTCGACCGATGTAATCGTTACAAGTAGACGTTGCCGTCTGCCGGTAAACGGTTCCACCGCTCAGGCCACTCTCGTTACTAGTATTCGATCTCGCCCATGTACCAGAGATGGACATGGAACGAGACCTAGAACGAGGAATCCTAGCCATCAAGAAGCTCAGTTCTTCCAGTAGGGTCCGTGATTGGAAGCAGGTTTGTGCTCGGAGCACCGCAGGATGCGG